TATCAACAACAAAAGAAGATGTTAGAAGTTTTTTCTGGTGTAAACTTTACAGAATATAACAGAGACGGTGGTTTTATGACCTATATCTCCAACTTAATAAGAGACAAGTTTAAAATATCTAAAAAAGATAGTTGGAATCCTGCCGACATATGGTTAATCAGTAATGAAACTTCAGTAAGAAAAACTATTGATCAGGCCATGTCAGGCAAGTCTGTATCTATTTCAAAATTAAATGATGTGATGAAGATACTATATGCAAAAAATAAATTAGCAGGTGTATCATTAAAGAAAGTATCAGGTAACGTAGCAAGATTTGAAGAAGTAAATACTAAAAACGCATTAATGAAAGACGCCAAGTTTGTAATGAAGTTAGATAAATCGGTTATGAATATGAAAACTAAATCAGATAAAACATTATCGTCCTCTGATATGAGAATAGATATTAAATCTGCTAATGATGTATGCGAATTTCAGATCAGACAAAACGGAAAAGGCTTTCAACAGAATTTAAAATTTGATGGTAAGTTTAAAGGTGCTGGAGCTGCTCGTGTAGGTAAAGTACCGTTAGAGTTACTAACCAAATTACTAGCCGAGTATGGTGTAGGTAACAATGCTAGTAAGTTTTTTGTAAACAAACATCAAATGTATCCTAAAAGTTTAAAAGCTTTTGATTTAGTAAAAGAGGTTTACCAAACTAGATTTAATTTTGTAAATACAAAGACGGAAACGGGTATAAAGAATAGTGATTTTACACCTAATATGATCAGATCGTTCAACTCGGCTGACTTAAAGAACGGTGTATCACACACAAAGTTAATGGAACTAGACTTTCTTTATTGTATTTACAAGATACCAGAAGCAAAAAGAAACAAAATGCTAACAGATATGGTGTACTTGGCAGAGAAAAGAGGGTCGCAATTTGGTCCATTTGGCAAGTTGTACTAGTATAAATAGAGGTAACAACAAAAATGTTGTTTGAGTTATTAAATGAGATAGTGATTATAGTTATGGAATAAATGAAGGAAATATGTTTAATTTTAAAGGTTTTATTACAAAAGAAAAGAACACACATTTAGAACACCTAGAAGACGATATAATTAATAGGGGTTCAGTGGGTGGAGATAATGCTGTTAAGTTTCTAAAATCAATTAGAAATATGCTAGCAGGTTCATCTGGTGGTAAAGTAAATATGTCTGTTAAGTGGGACGGTGCTCCCGCTATTGTAGCAGGTATTAATCCAGAAAATGGTAAATTCTTTGTTGGAACTAAATCAGTATTCAACGCAACACCAAAAATCAATTATACTTCAGGCGATATATCTTCCAACCATTCAGGTCCGGTTGCAGAGAAATTGAATGTATGTTTAAGAGAATTAAAAAAATTAAGAATAAGAGGTATCTACCAAGGAGATTTACTCTTTACAAATGATACAGTAACAAAAGTTATAGATGGTGAAAGTATGATTACGTTTACACCAAACACTATTACATATGCTGTACCAGCCAACTCAACAATAGGTAAAAAAATTAGAAGAGCAAGAATAGGAATAGTATTTCATACTTACTATTCAGGCAAAACTATGAAATCATTAAATGCTGGTTTTGGTACTGTGTCGGGTAAATCAGGATCATCTTCTATATTTTTAGCAAGTGCTGGTTATACTGATACATCTGGTTCATCTACATTTACAAAGAGTGAACTATCTAGATTTGATAGTCTAATAAGAATGGCAGAGGGTTCTTTAAGTAAAGCTTCAACAATACTAAATGAAATGTCAAGAAACAAAGACGCCTTATCTGTAGGGTATAGATTAAAATCTTTCTTCAATCACTATATAAGAAACACACAAGGTCATATGGCCAAAGTGAAATCAATGCAAGGTATGTTTAGAGATTACTACAAGAACATATTACAGGCAGAGATAGACGCCAAGAAATCAGATAAAGGTAAACAAAAATATAAAGATATATTAGATACAAATTTAAAGTATATTGATAGAAATGAATCAGCATTGTATTTTGCAATCGCTAGTCATATCAGTTTACAAAATGCAAAGAACTTTTTAGTAAGTAAACTTTCGCAAGTACAAAACATAGGTCACTTCATAAGAACATCAACCGGTTACAGAGTAACTAATCCAGAGGGTTATGTTGCAGTAGATAGATCAGCAGGTGCAGTTAAACTTGTGGATAGACTAGAATTTAGTAGAGCCAACTTCACGATTAGTAAAGATTGGGTCAAAGGATAAATATAAGCAATGAAAACATACAAAGAATACGAAAACAAATTAGATCATATTGATAGCTTATGTGAAGATATGAAATATGACGACCTTGTAGTTGAAGAAATTGAACATCAAGGAAAGAAAGTAAAACTAAACAACCCTACTAGAACACCTAGTGGACCAGGTAAGTTTGCAGTGTACGTTAAGAACGATAAAGGTAATGTTGTCAAGGTAACTTTTGGTGATCCCAATATGGAAATCAAAAGAGACAGTGTAGCAAGACGTAAATCTTTCAGAGCAAGACACAACTGTGAAAATCCAGGTCCTAAATGGAAGGCAAGATATTGGTCATGTTATCAATGGAGAGCTGGTGCAAAGGTAGATAATTAAAAATGGAGATACTATGTATATAAAAGGTGGAATGAAAAAACTTTCCAAGGCTATCGCCAAGTCAGCGAAAGAAGGATTTGATAAAGAGATAGCAAAAGCACAAGAAGAAGAAAATCAAATACAGGCAATGGAACGACAAGCGGCTGGTTTACCACCAATTGATGAACCAGAAACGATGAAGTTTCCTACGCCAGAACCAAGTAAGGAACCACCAATAGAAGAAGTTCCTTATATAGAACCGGAGATTATAAGAGTGAACGAAAATTATGACCCCTTAAAGGGAAATTTAACAATGGCTGAAAAATGCGAAGCATGGAAACATAACTTTGCTCAGTTAAATCCAAAAGAAAAGTTTATGTATCTAATACAACAAAGTAAAGGTGTTGTTAAATTAGATGAGAAGACACAGAGAATACAAGGCTATAGAGTTTATGGTTGTGTAAGTCAGGTATGGGTATTACCATCATTAAAAGGTGATAATATGATACTAGAAATGGACGCAGACTCACATGAAGCAAGAGGAGTTGTTTACATACTTAAAAACATTTTCTCAGGTCATACACCAAAAGAAATCATTGAGTTTAATGTACATACTATTATGGACATTGGTTTTTTAGATGTTTTATCTATTGATAGAGTTGACGGTACTTATGCAATTATACAAGCAATCAAAGCTTATGCAACAGACACACAACAAATAATAGATGAACAGTCTGGTATTGTTAATACAAAGAGTGTATATAAACCAGGTAACGCTACTAACAAAGATTACTTCAAGGACTTTAAAGACGAATAATGAAAACAATTAAAGAAGTCAACACAATGTTACAAGAGGGAGTGTACGATCCAGGTATATTCAAAGCTTTCTTTTTAGCAGGTGGTCCAGGTTCGGGCAAGACTTTTATTACACAATCAGCATTTGCTGGTACAGGATTGAAAGTAGTTAATTCAGATACAATCTTTGAAAGAAGTTTGTTAAAGGCAAATTTATCATTAAAAATGCCAGACCATGAAGAATACTTTAGAGACATTGTAAGAAGAAGATCAAAACTTACAGCAGGTTCTCAATTGGAACAATATGTACAAGGCAGATTAGGGTTAATCATAGACGCAACAGGTAGAGATAAGACAGTTATTACAAGACAACACTCTATGTTAAAGGCGATTGGCTATGATACGTATATGATCTTTGTAAACACAAGTTTAGAAGTTGCACAACAAAGAAACTTAAATAGACCTAGGTCTGTACCTGAATACATTGTACAGAATAGTTGGAACAAAGTACAACAAAACATTGGTAGTTTCCAAAGTACATTTAAACCAATGAACATGTTAGTTGTTGACAATAACAGATCAGAAAAAGAACTTGTTACTAATACGGTTGCTACAGCAAGTAAATATATTAGAAGACAAATAAGTAGAAATCCAGATAACTATCTTGCTAAACAATGGATAGCAAAAGAACTAGAGGCAAAAAATTCTCTAGTACAAAGTTCACTTGCAAAGATGAGAAAATGATAACAAATTTTAAAGACTACATAATCAAAGAAAGTATTATAGATATACCTAGAAGAACATATGCACCAGCTGTGTTTGATAATGCAGATACTAAAAAACCTACAATAAAAAAGAGTGTTCTAAAACAGATTGACGATCAAATTTTTCAATTTAAAAAAGAATATCCTGTTTTAAAGGTTGCTTTAATTGGTTCAATACTAACACATAGATATAGAAATGACGCAGACTTGGACATTAATATACTGTTTGATATACCAAAAGAAAAACAAGAACAAGAAAGAGTTGACCTTTCTCAAAAGTATTTGTCAGCAAAGAACCCAAAAAATATTCAAGGTAAATTAATACCAGGTACACAACACCCTATTAACTATTACTTTATTACAGATGAAGAAACTTACGATGATCAAAACAAAAAAGCAGACGCAGTATTTGATATAACAAATAATAAATTTGTTAAGAAACCTGACGATTTTGTATTTGATACTAATCTATATGTACAAGAGTTTGAAAGAAAAGTACAAGAGTTAGACGTAGTTAAAGGCGAATTAAAAAGAGACATTATAGATTATAATGAATTAACAGAATTAAAACCTAACGACATTTTAAATCTACAAGAAAAGATTAATGAAAAGTTAGATGAAATAGAAGATAGTATCAGTGATATAATTAAAATCGGAGATGTTGTAGACGCCGAAAGAAGATCAGCATTTAATACTGACATGTCACCAGATGAAATTAGAAAATTCGGTGTTAAGAATAGATTACCTAAAAATGTTATCTATAAGATGTTAGAAAAATACCATTACTTAAAGTTCTACAAAAAATGTAAAATGATTTTAGATGATGGTAAAGTTACAGACGATGAAATTAAATCTTTAAGAATAGAAGACGTTGATGGTATGAGTGCAGAATCAATTGCCTCAGCATGGTCTGATATAATTAGAAGAACAATTAAGGCACCTAGAATGAAAGCCGGCATTGAACTGTACATGAAATATCTAAAACAAGGTATGAAAGACGCCAAGAATAAGGCAGCTCAACATGCTGGTATAGATTACAATGAATTTGGTAAGGCAGTGACAGACGCTGGGTTACCTGAACAAGTTACTGAAGCAGTCGTTGCTACTAAAGAGGTTGCATTTACATTTGGTAGATTTAATCCACCTACAATAGGTCACGAAAAACTTATTAAGAAAGTTGCTCAGGCAGCCAAAGATTATAAAGTATTTTTAAGTAGAAGTGAAGATACTAAAAAGAATCCATTATCTCCTAGTGAGAAATTATCTTACATGAAAAAGATGTTTCCTACACACGCAAGAAACATAGAGATTAATAAATCAAATATGATATTAGATATTGCTACTACGTTATTTAAGAAAGGTTACAACGTTCTTAAAATGGTTGTAGGTAGTGATAGAGTAAGTGAGTTTAAAGGTATACTTACAAAATATAACGATGTTCAAAGTAGACATGGTTACTATGATTTTAAAAAGATAGAAGTTATATCTGCCGGTGAAAGAGATCCGGATGCCGATGGCGCCTCTGGTATGAGTGCAAGTAAAATGAGAGCTGCAGCTGCCAAAGGAGACTTAAAAGATTTTGCAAAAGGTTTACCAAGAGGTGTAAACGCAGACGCATTAATGAAAGATGTTAGAAAAGGAATGAACATCAAAGAAGAAATTCAAAACAATAAACCAACAATGAGTTTAGTTGAATTTGAACAACAACAAATAAGAGACCTTTATTTAAGAGACATGATCTTCAACATTGGAGAAAAAGTTACCTATGTCAAAGAAGATATGCAAGGTACAGTTAAAAGAAAAGGTACAAATTATATTGTCCTAGAGGACAATCAAAACAATTTACACAAATGCTGGATATGGGATTGTATTCCTATCGCAAGTGACAAAGAGGTTGCAGTGAGAGAACATAACTTAAACGTAGACTATGGCTTTAGAGCCGTTTCAGAGGATACCTTTAAGGAACAGAAATACAAAAAGATATTTGGTGATTTAAAGAAAGAGATCAGTATGAAATTTGAGAAAGAATCGTATGAAATAGGCGCCGACTATGCCAATCATACTAAAGAAATGACACCTGGTGAGAAACCAGACGCTAAACCTATTGACGCCAAGCAGAGAGGTTACCCTACACAACCAGATTTAGATACAAAAATATCTGAAATAAATGTAAAAGAATGGGCTTCTTCAGGTGAAACAATAGATAAATATAAACAAAGATTTAAAGAGGAATGGAAAGTAAAGCTTGATCAGGCTGTGACAAAAATGATTAATGACTTATAGACCACCCAAACAAAGGAATAAAATGAGCAGCTATAGAAAAACAATGGCAGAGGCAATGCAGGAAGTAAATGCAATTAGCCAAGAACGACAAGATAAGAATTTATTAGAGAACGTTCTAATGGGTACTCTTAAAGATAATCAATTGGCCAACCTTAAAAAAGTATGGGCAAATAAATCTATGAAAGATGTAACACCAGGTCTTAAAGCTACAATAGCTAAAATGGACATGCCTACTAAAGTTGCAATCGCAGGTGCAGGAATTAATGTACTTAAAGATATAGTATTCAAAGAAGAAGACGCTTACGATAAAGACGATGAGAAACCAAAGACTAAACCTAAACCTAAACCTAAAAAATTACAGGCGTCTTATGAAGAAGTAGAACTACAAGCAATACTAGACGAAAAATTTACAGTACAAATTACTAAAAAAGATGGTTCAACAATGGAACTAGGAAGATATAATACTTCACATGAAGCACAAAGATATGTTGACATGTATGGTAAAGGTGCTAAGGTTGTTAAAGAAGAAAATTTCCACGAAGGCAAGATGAGCCAGATATATGCAATGGACCAAGATGGTGCAAGTGCAACCGAAATTGCTAAAGCATTAAAAGTTTCAACAAAAACAGTTGAAGATATACTTGGTGAAGACAAAAAAGATTTAGACGAGTCTTTTTCTCCTGCTATGTTACAAAAATTAAAAACTGAATTTGGTCCTTTAAAAGGCAAAACAATTAACGCTGCTCAGGCAAGACAGTTGATGAACATTTTAGATAAATTAAATGATAAAGGTTTAGAAACTTTAAAAGGTGCAGGTATACCTTTTGTTTCATCTGGTGCAATGTCTAAACTTTCAGTAAGAAATATGAAATTCAAAGTAACTACACTCAATCCAATGAAAGAAGAATCTTGTGGTTGTGATTGTGGTAAAAGTCCTTGTACATCATGTGGTAAAGATCATCACAAAGTTGAAGAATCTTATACAGTAAAATATGTAGACCCTTTAAATAAAAAGAACTTACGTATGAAACATGCTGATAAGAAAGACGCACAAGATATGATGGATAGATTGAAAAAAGATGGTGTTAAAGAGATAGAGATAGTAAAAGAAGGTTCAAGTGCTTTCTCACCTACTAAAAAGTTTTCAGATCAAGAAATTAAACAAGCATATGGTATTGCAAATGACCCACGTTACAAAGGTGGTAACTATTCAGGTGCAGTTACAGCTATTGAGAAAATAGCAAAAGGATTATCATCATATCCAGCAGTACAAAATGTTTTAAAAAGAACTAATGAAGATGTACCAGCAGGCTCTCATAAAATGCCTGATGGAACTATTATGAAAGACAAAGATCATAAGAAAGAAGTTGAAGAAGATAGCGATCCTTGTTGGGATAGCCATAAAATGGTCGGTATGAAATCTAAAGGTGGCAAACAAGTACCAAACTGTGTACCTAAAGAAGAAACACAAGATGGTGCTAAGAAATTAGTTGCTAAAATTATGAAAGAAAAATTTGGTGCAACAAAAGATTTAACAGAAGCAAGATGGGAAATAGAAGGTAAATTAAGTTACAAAGGAATAGGTAGCTATGATAACTTTCATATGGTCGTTGACGCTCCTAACAAAGACAAAGCCGAAGATAAGGCATATAGCGAGTTAGATAAAGCAAGAGCAAGAAAAAAAATAGGACCAGGTGGTGGCGGTAGAGTTGAAGACGCTGAAGTTGAGTCAATAGAAAAAACTAACGATAAGTTATCAGCTCCTGAAACTTACCAAGGAGGAAATTAAACATGAAAAAAGATTATTTTAAAAGTAAACCAAATAGCCTAGAAGCTATGGCTAAAGATATGCAAATACACACTAACGAGTCTGATTACCAAGATAAATTCAAATCTGAATTAGGTAAGACAGGTAAATCAGGTATTGGTAGTATGACACCAAAAGAAAAAACTGCCTTCTTTACTAAAATAGATAAAATGCATACGGCAAAGAACGAAATTAAAGAAGACGTATCAGTTTGGGAACAAGCAGCTGACGACAAAGAGAAGTTAGCTAAAGAAGCAAAGTATTTAAAAGTTGAAGACAAAGACAAAGCAATTCCACCAATAGATAAAGACAATAAACCTGGTGTTAAGATCGCTAAGATTAGAGCAATGAAAGACGGCGAAGATAAAGGCGAAGAAGATGTTGAAAAACTTAAAGGTCAAGTTGATCTATTGAAAGTAAAATTAGAAAACGAAAAAAACAAAGCAGTTAAACCAGTACCTAACAAAGATACAGGAGAAGTACCTCTATCAGTTGGTATTGCATACAAGCATTTAAGAGATAAGATGAAAACTGAAACTGCTGATGTACCTAATAGAGGCAGTAAAGAGAAAGAGTCTCTTTCACTAGATACTCCAGTACAAAAAGATAAGGTTCTTCCGAAAGACAAGGGTAAAACTATGACGAAGCAACCTCAAACAGACGTAGAACTTAATCCTAAACTTAACTTATCATTTTAATCTAGGTATAATCTTATTATGGATAAATTGCCTAGAATATATTGTGATATGGACGGTGTTCTTTGCGACTTTGTAAAAGGCATTGAGAAGTTACATAAGATTAAAATTTCCAACTGGTCATATGGTAGTAAGCAAGAAAAATGGTCTCTAGTAAAGAGTACACCTAAATTCTGGCACACATTACCATGGCACACAGGTGCAAGACAACTATGGTCTTACATAAAGAAACACGATACTCATATACTATCAGCATACGTAGAAGAAAGCTTTGATCCTAACTGTATACCAGGGAAAAGATATTGGGCAACGACAAATCTTGGTCTAGGACGTACCAAAATCAATCTAGTTAGAAGATCAGAGAAGCAACAGTACGCAAAATACAATGGTCAACCAGCCATTTTGATAGATGACTACAAGAAAAACACAGACCAATTCACTGCCAGAGGTGGCATAGGAATTGTACACACCTCAACATCAAATACTATCCGACAGCTTAAACAGCTAGGTTTTTAAATATAAAACTCTTATAAATACCAGTGTTATAACAACAAAGTTAATTAATTAATTAAGGAGAAAACAATATGGCTTTATGGGGAAACGATATTAAACCCAAGAACCTAACTACGGCTGAGAAAAAGGAAGTATACGCTACTTCTTCAGGCTGGGTTAGAGAAGCGGGTTCTATTCTTTCAGGTAATGATAACACGGCTGCTACACCAGAAGTTTTGGTTGCAGTAAACCAACTTGCAACACTTATGGGTTCAGGTAACATCACTGAAATAGAATTTATTACGACAGCATTTGATAAATCTGCTGGCGCAACACTACAAGCAAGAGTAAGATTTAATGAAGACGTAACTGTAACAGGTACACCACAATTATCAGTAGTAAATGGTAATGAAGGTGCTGGAACAGGTAGAGGTCCTCACGTATTATCTTATACTGCTGGAACAAATAGTAACGAATTGACATTTAGTTTAGTAATTGCAGCTGACAACGCTGCTACTAATGCTGACGATGTACTAACAATCGGTACTAACGCATTGGCACTTAACGGTGGTACAGTAAAAGATAGAGGTACGGCAACGAACTCTACAATTACTAACGCTGCTAGTATAGGTACTGCTGCTGGTTCAATTACAGTTGTAGCATAATAAACAAGTTTGAACACAACATGGTATTCGTACCGAATTGTTAGAAAAATATTTTGATTTTAACAAGTGTGGAACTTAAATTATAGAAGAAAAAACTATAAATTAAATTAAAATAAAGGAAACAAAAAACAATGGCAAACATTACAAAAATACACCTAGAAGATTCTGATGATTTCAACAGAGTTGCTGGTGGAAAAGTTAAAAGTACAGTTACATTCAATGAAGATGTACTCGTAACAGGTAACCCTTACTTAAATATGGTAGTTGACATGACTAACGGTCCTGCTGTAAGTGAAGGCAACAGTGCGAGAGTAGCTTGGTTAGATTACGTATCTGGTTCAGGTACAGACGAGTTAGTATTTGAAATAACTTTAGGTGCTGATGATGTAAAATCAGGACAAGAAGGTGACGTACTTAAATTTGGTACAAATGCTTTAGCATTAAACAATGGCACAATTAAAGACAGAGAAGACGCAGACGCTACTATTACAAATAGTCAAGCAATTGCTGACGCTGCTGGTAGTTGTGACGTTTACGCTCCGGCATAGTAACACAATTAATATAGGGGTCCTAAAAAGCCCCTAT